GGACCACCCGGAAGATCAGAGGCTGGAGGAACATCAGGTGATGGTTTTTCTGGTGGAAATGCAGCTTTTCCTGCCTCAGGTTCTGGAGGAGGTGGAGGTGGATCAACCGGTGCAGGTGGTAATGGCGGTCCAACAAGTCCAGGAGCTGGTGGAGCTGGTGGAACAGGAGAAGATATTTCACCTAGTTTTCCAGGAACTAGCAACTCAGGATCAGTCGGCGGTGGTGGCGGTGGTGGTGGTTTTGGATCATCTATTCCAGCATCAAGAGGTCCAGCAGTTAATGGTGGCGGCACAGGTGGTGGTGGATCACCAGGAGCACCAGGACAAGAAGCAGGAACCGCAGGCACAGCTAATACAGGCGGCGGTGGTGGCGGTGGTGCTGCAGGAAACGAAATAGGGGCCGCAGGTGGAAGTGGTTCTGTTATTGTAAAAGAATTAAGTAGAGCAAGTGGTGTGTGGTCAATGCAAAGTCAATTTAATGCTAAGTCTTCTGGAACATGGCCAAGTTTTGGATATACAATAGATTATCTAGTAGTTGGTGGCGGTGGAGCTGGAGGAGTTAGAGGTGGTGGAGGTGGAGCTGGTGGTTATCGTGCCTCTGGTTTTGGACCAAGTCCATTACAAGGAACAGCTTTATTTGCACCAGCAGGCACTCATACTGTTACAATTGGTGCAGGTGCAACCGGCACAAATAATCAACCAGAAATCAATAAAGGTAATGCTTCAACTATTTTGTGTATAACAGCTGCAGGTGGAGGTGGTGGTTTATCTGGAGCAACAGCTGGTTGTGGTTCTTCTGCATGTGCAGCCGGTGGATCAGGTGGAGGTGGTGGTGCACCTACAGGATCAGGTCCGCATGGTCCAGGAGGTAGTGGTAACACTCCTCCAGTAAGTCCACCTCAAGGACAAGATGGTGGAGCTGGAGCGCAAAGATCAGGCGGTGGTGGAGGAGGAGCAGGATCCTCTGGAGGTGGTGGAAGTAATAATGGAAATGCAGGAAATGGTGGACCAGGAGCAACAAACAATATTAATAATTCTTGTACAACATACGCAGGTGGTGGAGGAGGTGCGGTTGCACCTAACGGACCAGGTGCTAATGCAGGTTCAGGTGGATCCGGTGGCGGAGGAGCTGGTGTAAGAGCATCAGGTAATTGTTCTGGATTTAATGGAAATGCAGCTAGTGTTAATACAGGCGGTGGTGGAGGTGCTGCATCAGCAGGACCTAATGGTGTAGGTGGTACAGCTGGTAGCGGTGGTTCAGGTATTATTATAGTTAGAGGACCGAGTGCAATTACATTTGCAGTAACACCATGTACAAATTCAACAGGAACTGTGCCAGGGCCATCAACAGATAAAATAGCTACATTTACCGTATCAGGGACATTGACAATTTCTTAACAGTTGATATAAGAAAGACATAGAAAGATGAACCTACAAAATTATTATTGGTATTTTCAATCAGCAGTCCCTCCTAGGATATGTGATGAAATTATAAAATATGGAAAATCCATTTCTGATCAGATGGCAGTCACTGGTGGTTATGGTGATAAAAAATTAAATCAAACACAAGTAAAAGATTTAAAGAAAAAAAGAAACTCTAACATTGTTTGGATGAATGATAGATGGATTTATAAAGAAATACAACCATATGTTCATCAAGCAAACGCAAACGCAGGTTGGAATTTTGAGTGGCATTTTTCTGAATCCTGTCAATTTACAAAGTATGAAAAAGGACAATTTTATGATTGGCATTGTGATAGTTGGGATAGACCTTATTTTAGACAAAATAATCCACAAGATCCATCTAATGGAAAAATTAGAAAACTATCTGTGACTGTAACTTTATCTGATCCAAAAGATTATAAAGGTGGAGAATTAGAATTTGATTTTAGAAATGAAGATCCAGATAAAAAACCTAATATTAGAAAATGCACAGAAATATTACCAAAAGGATCTTTAGTTGTATTTCCTTCACATGTATGGCATAGAGTATGTCCTGTTAAAAAAGGGTCAAGATATAGTTTAGTAATATGGAATTTAGGGTGGCCGTTTAAATGAGTATGACTTTTCCACAAAAATTAAATTTAGAGCAATATTTTGCGTGTCCGATATGGTGGGCTGATCAACCTAAATTTGTAAATAAATTAAATAAGGCCTCTGATAAATATATTAAAGAAGCGCAAAAAAACTTAAAACCAGCTATTGATGAACGTAATAAAAAGTTTGGTGACAAAGGTGACATGGGTCATGTATTTCACTCTACATCTTTAATTGGTGATCCTAAATTTAAAGATTTACAGGATTATGTTGGTGCGACCTCACATAATTTATTAGGTGAGATGGGTTTTGATCTAACTAATTATCAAGTCTTTACTACAGAAATGTGGGTGCAAGAATTTGCTAAAAAAGGTGGTGGACACCATACCCTACATACACATTGGAACGGACATATATCTGGATTTTATTTTTTAAAAGCATCAGAAACAACATCATTACCTTTGTTTGAAGATCCAAGACCAGGTAATGTTATGAATCTTTTACCAGAAAAAGATAAATCAAAAGTCACATATGCAAGTTCACAAATTCAATATAAAGTTCAGCCGGGTAGAATGATATTCTTTCCATCTTATATGCCACATCAATATATAGTTGATATGGGTTATGAGCCATTTAGGTTTATACATTGGAACTGCCAAGCAATACCGAAAGGAGTTTTAAATGTCGTTCAAAAAAAATAAATATAGTGTTTTAAAAAATGCAATATCAAAAGAATTAGCAGATTTTGTTTATTCTTATTTTAAAAATAAAAGAAACGTAGCCAGAGTATTATTTGATTCTAGATATATTTCACCGTTTACAGAATATTGGGGTATATGGAATGATGAACAGGTTCCAAATACATACTCACATTATGGAGATATAGCTATGGAAACTTTATTACAACAAGTAAAACCTGTTATGGAAAAACACACTAAATTAAAATTATCCGAAACCTATTCTTATGCAAGAATATATAAAAAAGGTGATGTGCTTGCTAGACATAAAGATAGGTATTCTTGTGAAATATCTACAACATTAAATTTAGGTGGTGATCCATGGCCTATATATCTAGACCCAACAGGTAAACAAGGAGGGGCTGGAGTAAAAGTAGATCTTAAACAAGGAGACATGTTAATATATTCTGGATGTGATCTAGAACATTGGAGAGAAGAATTTACAGGTAACGATTGTGGTCAAGTATTTTTACATTATAATAGAGCTAACTCTAAGATGGCCAAAGAAAACGCATTAGATAAAAGACCTTTACTGGGTCTACCTGCTTGGTTCAAAGGGGCTAAGTTGACTAAATCTAAAAAATAGTCTATACAATGACTGGTGGGGGGAGACACCACCACAACACCCTCCCCCTGCTTTTAATCTGTTCAATAACTAATAAATTTGCTATAGTGGTTTACTATGCTACAGAAATTAGGATTTTTACCAGGATTCAACAAACAAGTTACAGAAACCGGGGCTGAGGGCCAATGGTTTGATGGTGACAATGTTAGATTTAGATATGGTTCACCAGAAAAAATAGGTGGTTGGCAGCAATTAGGAGAGAATAAATTAACTGGTGCAGGAAGAGCGATTCACCATTTTGATGACAATGCAGGTGTTAAATATGCTGCAATAGGCACAAATAGAATTTTATACGTATATTCTGGAGGAGTATTTTATGATATTCATCCTATAAGAACAACAATTACAGGGGCTAACTTTACTAGCACCTCATCGTCAAGAACCGTTACTGTTACTTTAAGTTCACCACACGCACTAAATGATAATGATATTGTTTTATTTGATAGTGTAACAGGATTAACCGGCTCAACATTTACCAATGCTACTTTTGAAGATAACAAGTTTATGGTAACATCGGTGCCATCTGCCACAACATTTACCATAACCATGGATACGGCAGAGTCTGGTACACCGTTAAGTTCTGCTGGATCAGCGTCTGTTTTAATTTATTATACAGTGGGACCATCACAACAATTAGGTGGTTTTGGTTGGGGTACAGGTTTATGGTCTGGTACGTCTCCGGGTGCTGCTACTACAACTCTAGCCTCTACAATTAATGATACAGTAACAGACATACCTTTAGCTAACTCTGCTGCATTTCCATCTTCAGGAGAAATTAGAATAGGATCTGAGGATATAAGTTTTACAGCCAATAATACCACAACAAATATTTTAAGTGGTGGTGCTAGAGAGGTTAACGGCACAACCAAGGCAGGGCACAGTTCAGGTGCAACAGTGACAGATATTTCTAAGTTTGTTGCTTGGGGTGATCCATCATCTTCTGACTTTACGATTGATCCAGGTTTATGGATATTAGATAACTTTGGAACAAAGTTAATTGCATTAATATACAACGGTCAATGTTTTGAATGGGACGCTGCAGCAGCAAATCCTACAGGAAACAGAGCAACAATTATTGCAAATGCACCAACTAAATCTAGACATGTGTTAGTATCCACTCCGGATAGACACTTAGTATTTTTTGGAACTGAAACCACAGTTGGAGATCCGTTAACACAAGATGATATGTTTATAAGATTCTCTGATCAAGAAAATATTTCTGGAACCAATGCATACACAGTTACCGCCACTAATACAGCCGGTACACAAAGACTCGCAGACGGTTCTGAAATTATGGGAGCCATTAGAGGTAGAGATGCTATTTACGTTTGGACTAACACAGCGTTGTTTCTTATGAAATTTGTAGGCCAACCATTTACTTTTTCATTTGAACAAGTGGGTACAAACTGTGGGTTGTTTGGAAAGAATGCTTGCATAGAGGTTGATGGTACAGCCTATTGGATGTCAGAGAATGGATTCTTTCAATACGATGGTCAATTAAAATCTATGCCATGTTTAGTAGAAGACCATGTTTATGATGATATAAATGCTGTATCTAGAGATCTTATTAATGCAGGTTTAAATAATTTATTTGGTGAAGTAACTTGGTTTTATTGCACGGAAGCCTCTGATCAAATTGACAGGGTGGTTACGTATAATTATCTTGACTCAACAAAACAACGTCCTATTTGGACCACTGGCACATTACCAAGAGCAGCGTGGCAAGACTCTGCTGTTTTTGATAGACCACATGCAACTTTTTATGATCCTAGCAGTAACGCTTCGTACGATGTTACTGGTAATACGGACGGTTGTACTATATACTATCAACAGGAAACAGGGACCGATCAGATAAATGCTGGTGGAGTTATCACTGCAGTATTGGCAAATATTGTTTCTGGTGATTTTGATATTACAAGAAGAACAGTCAGAGGACAAACTGTTGGAACACCAGATCTTAGAGGTGACGGAGAGTTTATAATGAGAATAAGTAGATTTATACCAGATTTCATTTCACAAACAGGAGACACTCAAATTAGTTTTCAAACTAGAGATTTTCCAAACAGTTCACCAACTACAACAAGTTTTACATCAACACCATCTACAACTAAAGTAGATACTAGGTTAAGAGCTAGATCCATAGCTTTAAAAGTTGCAAACACATCCACAAGTCAAGATTGGAAACTTGGAACGTTTAGATTAGATGTGCATCCAGGAGGAAGAAGATAATGGCTTTGACAGACGAACAGATAAGAGAAGCAGGTTTTAAATATATTCCACTACAACAATATTTATTAAACCCTTTTGAATTACCTTTAAGCGAAGAAGAAGATGATGGTGGTAGTGGGGGTGGGGGTGGTGGCATAACATTTACTAATGTTGGACGATCAGAAGGAGTAAATAGTGGTGCGCTTAATCCTACTTTTACAAGAGAAAATCCTTTATCAACTCCAGCCATATCAAAAATATCTTCTCAAAATTTATCTACGTATTTGGGAAACCCGGCATTGCAAGCTAAATATGAAAATTTTGCTGAGTATGATGAATTTATGCAAAGTCAATTACCTTCTCCTGGTTTAATAGAACAAGGTATTACAAGTATAAAAGATGCGTTTGGTAGATTCTTTCAACCAAAAATAAAAGGCACATTAGGAGATAGGTTATTAAATCAATCTCAAACTATGACCATTCCATCACTATCAGGTATATTAGGTAATTTAAGAAGTCCTTTTAATCCAAACTCTCCAACTTTTAATGCAGCACTTCCACTGCAACTTAACTTTTTAGAGGCAGGTGGTGCTACAGGCGATAAATTTTTAATTGGTAGAGATCCAAGTTCAGGTTTATTAAAGTATGGTCCGGATAGTGTATTAGCAGGACAAAATGTAATATCGGGTTTTGGGTCTAACGATTATGAAACTCAATTAGAAAAATACATTGCTACTTTAGAAAGATATCAAAATAGAAAATATTCTGCCGCAAGACAAAAGAAAATAGATGATGCTAATAAAGAATTAGATGGCATAAAAGACGAATACAAAAAAGAATTTGATAAACCAGGTGGAACTGGAGCTCAAGTTGCAGATCTTCAAAGCAGAATAGAGAGAGGTGATTTTGATAGAGGAGAAAGACCCGATGTAAAAACAACTAGACCTGGAGTAACCCCAGGCACAACAGCAACTGGAGGGTATGGTGGAGGTGCTGACATGGGAAGTGCACCATCATCACGAGAACAAGCTGGGACAGGATTTGATGATGTGGGTGAATCAGGTAGTTTTAAAAAAGGAGGACTAGCAAAAATACTAGGATATTAATTATGGCAAAAATTGTACAATCATTAACAAGAGCAGAAGACGAATATAGCAGAGAAAACTTACAATCATTAATTAGAGATCTTGATGGTGTAATAACAAAACTTAATTCTTCTTTTCAAGACGAAGTAAAACAAGAGATAGAAGCTAAAACTTTTTTCTTAGACGCATAATGGCAGTAGTAAATCAATATAAATTTTATGGTAAAACTACGACAGCTGCAGAAACTGTCGACATGTTAGAACCAACTGTAAATGAAACTATCATAGTAAGATCTATAAGAGTTACTAATAAATCTGGATCTAATACACCAACAGTTACAATTAAAAATAATAACTTTGAGATTGTTAATACTCAACAACTTGCAACAGCTACTAGTGTAGAGATACTTAGCTTACCTTTAATAGTAGAGGGAGGCACTAAATTATCCTATACATCAGCTGGCACGGTGTCTGATGGAGTGGTATTTGGTATTAGCTATCTCAATATATTAAAGGAGAAAACAGACTAATGAAAGTATTGAAGGCGGAAGTAGAGGAAACCTATAGACACAAAGAAACAGGTGAGGTTTTTAAAGAAAAAAAGGACTGGTTAGCTAAAGGTT